GTTCTGTTCCCTCCCTACTACATCTTCTCTAACATATTACTGTCAAAAGACAAACCCTATTTTCTAAGGTGCTTTGAGAAGTTCGCGAAAGCTCGAACTGTGTTTTGTTTTAGAGCGTAAGTCTGTGTGTGTTCTGACGCATCATCTCGACCCCAGTCAAGACTGCTGCGCCAGCTATGCGTTGGGTGACTTGGCTTACGCCGTGCTTAACTCCCTCGGTGAGGGTGCTTATAGCACTGTTATACCACGATGACGCTGGTACTGTGGGGGGCCTGGTGGTCTGCGTCGCGGCCTGAGCCTGCGCGAACCCCACAGCATCAGCGTGTGATTCAGTCACTGGCAGTGTGGTGCCTATGACTTCATAGAACGCTACCCATTCAACGGCATAGGAGTTACCCGGTGTGCCGGTGATTATGATCGCGTAGGGATAGTTGCGGTAATACCGCCCAGTCCCCGACGTCACCTCAGTCAGTGGCCGGTAGGCGTATAACTGTGGCTCGTCGGGGGCGTAGGTGACATAGGCATGCTTATCCCCCACGGCCATCCAAGAGGTCTGCTTGGATGTTGAGAAGTCCGAGAAGGACATCCCGTCTAATGGTACGTTCCCTGGCATCCTACCAATAAGGTAAGTTCCTCCCCTACTCAGCGCCGTGCCCGTGTAGGTCACACGCACGCCCGCTCCGACGCATCGGAACTGGGCTCGCGCTAGACTCACCTGATCGAACATGGAATCGGAATTCACATAGTTCAGTGCGTCGGTCTGAATACTGAAGGAGCTCGCCATGGTGCCTGTGTAGGCAGCCGTTGTTGCTGCGAGCGGTGTGTTGCCCGGTGACTCGTTGATCGCCACACCTGACCATGGGTTCATAACAACATAACCCACACCTGCTGTTCCGGTCGTCATCATTGTCCTAGCGTAAGTGCGAAACTTAAAGCTGGGCATCACGATTAGATCGGGTATGCACGGTGCGGCTAGTGCTTCTGACCATGGGTTGGTGAGCGCGAGTGTGTACTCGAGAGTACATTTTGGAACAACTACCTGGCCTGCAGTCGGTCTCTTACGCTGGCGGCGGCGCCTGCGTTGAGTTTTGGTGGTTACCGTCGTGGTTTTGGGTCGTTGTTGTTGACGCTTTTTAGGGCGTCTACGTGTGGTGGTTGTTGTTGTTGTTCTCTGCATTGGAAGATCTTCTTTTATACCTCCTCCACCGCGAGGGGAAAAAAAAGAAAACCCCTCTAAGCTTTGGCGTTCATATCCTAACAAATGAACTAGAATTTTCGCCTGTGTGGGCACGCCCCTTGCAAGAGCGGCGACAATGGCGGGATCTTGTGAATCGCTTAGCCTGATAAGAAGATCAGAATACAGGTGAAAAAGAGGCTCCTGGGCCTTATAGGGCAGCAAGTAGGATAACAATGTCTCAAACCTCGAGAGGTACTGAGCTGGGGTCTGTCGTCCTAAAGTGTAGAATATTGGCGTGATAATACGCTCGAAAGCGTACCGCGGTATATACTCCTCCATTCCTGGTAACTGGTGGAAGTGGAAGCCTAAGAAACTTAACTCCGAGAGTGGGAAGTCGGGACCCCCCAACTGAAGCTTCAGCTCTAGGCCTAAGTGAGCTGCGTGTTCGCGCAGCCATTCCTGATCCAGTATTAATTTATACTCCTCATCAACTCCTCCGACCGAGTCATCCCCGAACAGAGCTAACATCTGCGTATACAGCTCCTCCGGTGTTGGTACTCGACCGTTGAGGTCAAAGAAGGCACAAATGAGTATATATGACCATGTTTCTATAGCGGCCTCTATATTATTGGGTGTTGTGGCACCCTGCCCGGAATTATTGCCTCGGGCTCGTTTAACGACATCACGATTTGACAACCTTACCGTACCGCAAGCGGTATGGTGTGTTGTCCATGCCCATATGCGTTCCGCGTATTCAGGGGGGAGCGTAGCTCGACCCCCATACTTAGCGCGGCGTCGCATGGTTGTGTCTAATTGGACACATCGATCATACCCTCTCCAGTCAGTGGCGAAGCGGATCTTCTTGCGCAGGAGCTGCTGCGCTAGTCGATCTACTCCTCCATCAAAAGGATTGAAACCATAGTACGACCACCTGAACATTTTCAGTCGCTCATTCACTGGACCGAACAGACGAATCTGCCAGTACAGTAGGTCAAACGACGGTATGATAAAGGTGCGTATTTTGTTTTCCGAGAGTATTTCATCGGCGGTTAACCACTCGTCCGACTTTCCAGTCGATGAGTATATGGGCGTGTGGCTGAGAGCCTCCAGAGAGAAGGCCTCGAACTCTGGATGTTCCAAGACATCTCGGCGTGTTGCAAACCCTTTCTGCTTGTAGGGATATCCTGGTCCTTTATCTAGGGATCCTGTCATTTCGAGATATGCGACTGTCTCCTCGTGTGTCCACGGTTCGGCAGTTAGCGGTGCTCGCAACAGGTCGTTGACATAGGACTGGGTTAGCTCCCACAATGCGATTCTGGGCGCAAACTCCACCGGTCTGTCCATCTTCATCTCAGACTTGGCCAAAGTGTGTTCGTTTATAACGGGTCCATATAGTTGCCCTGCTTGTTCATGATGGTGCTCCCAAGCATCTGGTAGGAGGTTCTTGAGAGCTGAAGGTTTGCGGGCAAGACGCTCAATATCGTCCCTCACTTTAGTTGGAATCACCGACCTACCCATCGGCGTAAGTGACTTATATGTTCGTTCACACGGTGCTGAGCGGTTGACACCGGTGCCCAGTACTCCAATTAGGGACTTCAATTGGAGTTGACTTCCCCCTGCGGTTGTCCCGCATGGAGATGCCAACCATAGTTTCCATTAGATGAACCCTCGCAGTGTATTCCAACTACGGAGTTTCCTTGCATATAGGGGCATCCACAAAAGCCCTTCTCTGTGGAAACATAATGGTGTATTTTTTTGCCCTCGAGCATGTGATCAGGGGCATAACCAATAAGGTTGTTGCCTTTATGGTTCTTCATCACGAGAGATAGTGGTTTATCCTTCGCATATGCAGCGGTGTTAAGCGCTGGCACGTCGGGCAGGTTAATAGTGTCCTCAACCCACACTAGATCCTCTTTCCCTTCAGGCAGTACGAGCTGCTTTCCGGTTCCAAAGATCCATACCTGCTTGTTTTCCACTTTCTGAGCTGCGTGACGGACGCCCACATAATACGTCTTACTGGCAGTTTTGACGCGAGTTGCGTAGGCGGTTGTCTGCTTCTGAGCATTCATGATTGGGACGATAGACTTATGATGCTCTGATGAAGCAGCGATTGTTGGGTGCTCTGAGCGCGCCTCCTTCACGACCGGGGTGGTCGGATTGGGATTAGGATTACTTTTTTTTTTGTTGCGCTGTTTTTTAGGAGGAGCTGCACCCACCTGTACGGGTTGTACGGGTTTTTGAGGTGTTGATTCGCATTCAGGAACACGAAAGGCTCCCTCAAGAGGGTTATAGAGGTTCTTGAGGTGTTGAGTTCGTGCATCAAGTGACTTTGATAGGAGATCGATCATGCGTTGATATTCTCTTCGCTCTTCTGGATCTAGATCTCCGTTATCGGCGAGAGACCGATAATGTTTCAATCGAGATCTTTCGCTCTCGATATCCTCTTTCAAGTCATCTAATAATTGTTGGTTTATGTTTCGCTGAATGCGAGTGCCCCGAGTTTGCTTGCGACCTTCGGTGGACTCCGGCTCTTCACCACATATCCATGATGTGAGCCAGGGTTCAATTGCGGCAAAAACGAAGGCTGCCATAATCATAAGTGCGATTACCTTCCGCTCCGTCGTTGCAACGGAGTTCTTTAAAAGGCAGTATATGCGCTGAATAAGAAGATCCAGGCTGGTGTGTCCATCAGCCATGGTTCCCCCTGTAGCACTAGCGAGCGAGGCGCCCTGAGGCGACAAAGCCCACCAGTACTCAGTTCCAACCAGATACAAGTGTTCCGATGAGAGGGGCAAGACGTAAGTTACGTCATACCCATGCTTCTTGAACAGCTCATATGCTACTTGGATGTATTCAGCGTCAGTTGTTGAAGGGCTATCGTAGATAGCTCGCAGTTTATTAGCTGCGCGAGTGAGAGAATTCTCTTTCGAAAATTGCCTATCATCACCCGTCACGTTCTCAACAAGATGGCGCACTTCAGTGACGTTGCAAGTTTTTAAAAACTCAGGATCGGCTGCGTTTAGGCGGCCAACGATACCGTAGATTATGCTTATGTCTTCGGAATCGTCCCACTCCACGACGTTATCTGACTCTTTAGGTGTAGCAAGACCATACTGCCAGTACGATGGTTTGCTAATGAGGACAGCGGTGGGGGTGGTGAAATTAAAGAGATTCTGTAATGACGTGAGCGTCGAGGACGCAGAGCATAGGGTAGCAATGGAACCCGTCACGCCAGCTAGAAGAGCCATACCTCTCATCTTCCATGCATTTTCTTTCCAGAACGATGGGAACGCCGCCGCTGCCTCCTCGACAGAGTCAGCGCCTGCGCGTTTTTTCCACCACTTTCTAGCGAGATAATACACAGGAGGAATTATCATTGCAAGTGCGAGGTAGCGATGCCAGTTACGAATAACATGGGCTCCAATTCTAGTATTCTCTAGGTCTGTGCGTAGCCGGCGTACGGTGCCGTATGTATCGTGTAATGTATTGTACAAGGTGCGAGCTGCGTACATCAGGCACCATGGGGATACGATACCCATACACGTCGTTGCAGCATAGACACCAGCTATTGCCATAGTGGCCCAGCCGATGCAGTACGTTGCAATGACTGCGGGGGCAACGAAAGATGCGGCTACCCATGCCCATAGCAACGAGG